GGCCGGTCGGGCCGGTGCTTCCGGTTGAGCCAGTCTGACCTGTATCACCCTTGTCCCCGGTCACAAAGAAATCAAACGCGACAATCTCGTTACTATCAAAAGCGGAACCAGATACGTATGTTCCATTGATGTGATGATGATTGCCCTCGTCAGTTACGCTTGTGACAAGGAAATTAAAATGACTGGTGTCTGAATTTGAGTTGCTACGGATCACAACCCGCGCCTTGATTGCCGATGTCGAGTCATCAATTAACTCTAGTAATGCACTGGTGCTTGTGCCGTCAAAATCCGTATCCCGAATCGCAATCCGAGTTACATCACTTAAAGTTGAGCTATTAAATTTAAGATGCCCGGGACTTGGTGCGCCGGGGTTTGTGCTCGTGTCGAATCTGTATTTCAGCCCAGCACGGTCACCTTGCGCCCCAGTGGCTCCAGTCTCCCCGGTGTTGCCTTGGATGCCTTGTGGTCCGCGAAATCCTGATCCCACTTGATAAGTGGTCGAACCACTCCCTGTTATTACATTTACGTGTGTGCTCACAATGTGGTATCTGCATTAACCTTCAAATCACCAATAAGCCGGGTTTTGACAACACCATCCGCATCGGTTGTTTCCAATCCCCAAGAGTAAATCCCATCATCTAGTGACAAGATACGTTTTTCAACAGTTACATTCCATTGGCGCGGAGTTGTGACATTTAATGTAACCTCACCCAAGGTTGCGCTTGTTAATGTTAATACCGCCTCGCCAATGGAATTTTTTAGCTGAAATTTTGCGCTCGACAAAACAGAATCAAATTCCGTTGAGTCGGTCGATACAATTTCCCATGTCAATCCGTCCCAAGTCTCATTTTTATATGAGCATGGCAAGTGAACGAATGTCGTGTTGCAGGCCATTAGTCTTGACCGATAACTGTGATTTGCAATGCACCTGCTGCGCTTGATGTGAACGTGTAAGTGGTTTCATTAAGCCCGGGCGCAAATAGATAGGAACCATTTGCAAAAATGCTAAACAAGTCATCGCCGCTACCATCGACAACAAAGTTGGATTCGATTGTTTTGAACAACTCAGCATTGATAGTGGTAAGAGATGCAAGCGTGACACCTTCAAAGTCGCGACCATCGCCATCATAAATCAAAACGCCACTTGTAGCGGTTCCAGCATTGGTGTTTGCGGAAGATGCGGCAGCAGTAATGCCAGTGCAAGTTCCATTCGCAAGCGCAATGTTCAAAGTTGAATCAGTTGCTGGGAAAATCGATGTGGTGATTCCATCACTAGTAATCAGCGTTGCCTTTCTGGTCAGAATGATTGAAGTGCCTGACCCGGAAACTGCAAACAATGCAGACACGGCAGCATCAGCAGCAAGGGCAACCCTCACTTTGTCTGCCCATTGGGATGCAGTGTCAGTATTCAAAACCGGAACGGAAATCAATTTTGGTGAACCAGTCATCCCGGCAGCAGTCACAGTAACCGATGCGTTGCCTGAAGCCGTAATTGTCCCGGCTGCGGTTGCAGTTTCAATTTGAGCAGCACCTGCAGTCCATGCGGTCGATCCTGCAGTTGATGCCGTAAATGGATTGAGCGACAATGTATTACTTGCGCCTGCGAAGAATGCTTGCAAGGAATATGCAACATCCGCAGATGCAAAACTTAACGTGTCTGCATTTTGACCAATTTGAACATTGCCCGAAATGTTTGTGGATGTCGGTATTGCCTTAGTGACCAAACCAACTGTTGCGCGTGCGTTTTGAATAATCATAGATTCTAATGTTGGCGCATTGTCAAAACCTACCACTTGCCGATCGGGCATTTCTCCGATGCCATGCGGAGCTTTGCCTGTGTCGAGCATCCGCACTTCCGGCAGCGTCCAGTTCCTGCCATGCCGGCAGCGTCCCACAGGTCACAGGCTTTGCAGGTATCCATGCGGCTGGCGAGCGTGTCGGGATCGCTGGCGGTGAAGCCAGATCGGGCAAATTTAGCAATCGATGAGCCGAGGCTTGCCATCATTTGCCCGGTGCTCAGTTCCGGGTTGAGACATGCCGCACATTGCCCCGGCCACGGCTTGCCGCCATGATTGCCGAGCGCGCAGGTGTATTGCCCTCGGTCTGCGGCTCTGGACTGATGGGGGCAGATCATGAAATGGTAACCTCATTCCATGTTCCAGTTGGGTCATTTTGCGGGTAGTCTGGGTATTTTCCATCACCATATCCATAACATGGGCTGCCACCTGAGGTTAGCGAGATAGCAGAAAAACTCCATCCTTGATCTGTGATTTGTAAATTAGCACCACCAACACTGCACCCATCCGCAATTAATGGGGCATTCCAAGTGCAGCCAGTGCGAATCAAGGTGACGGTATAGTTTTCGGTTTCGTCGAGTTTCGGCCAAGTCGCGGTATATTCATCCAAAAACAAATCTTTGATTCCGCCCGAAATCAGATGGTCTTTTTCGGTTCTTACTCCGTTGCGGTAAACCGCCCACTTTTCACCCTCAAGAAAAACGCCATTGGTTGTGTTGCCATAACTCGTGCCGCTCTTAGACAGCGTAGTGCCAAAGAAATTGATTGAGTCAGGAAGGTTTGCTGAATCGGCAGTCCATTGGTCAAATGTCGGGTTGCCATCCTCATCGATTCCAACCTCGACTGGGTAAGCAGGGTAAGCAAGACATGAGGAACAGCATTCGCAACTAACCTTGGTTTCGCTGCCGACAACCGAAATGATCACCTTCTTGTTCCCCTGCGCATCCTCTTGGTATTTGATCGTTGCCATGGATTAACAGGATTCCGTTCCGATCCATTGGAGCGTTCCATCAACGCAACCAAGCACGTGCGTTCCAGATGTTGGGACTTCTGGAAGTTTCAATTTTCTTCCTTCATACATTCCTTCGGTTTTGTCCTCGATCCAACCCTCATTCGCATCCAATGCTGCATATGAGAAATTCCTCATCAAATCAAATGCAGAAATTCGGTATGGGTAACCTTTGCCACTTGGGCTTGGCGGATTTGTTACCTTTTCTTTGAAATCAATTGGAAGTTTCATTTTAACGAACTGAAATTTCTAATTCGGTAAATTCCCCGTAATTTACACTGTTTATTACTTTTATGATTGGGCTTTGATAAACAAAAATAAATGGGACATGTGGGCCGATACTTGAAACATAAAAATTGATTCTGTTTTTATATCTAATTCTTAAATCACCGTTCCAATCGATGTAATTAAAACTTTCATAATTAAAATCAATTGAAGTAATAATTAAAGAACTATCACCATTTACTCGCACAAGATTGTATGGAATAAATAATTGATCATCTAAACCAAGATCATCTACACTCAATTGTTCTCCGTTTTTAATTACAATAAATCCATTAATGGTGTTCAATGAATAATAAAAATCAAAACCTAATTGTGTAATTCCATTAAAATAAGTTCTTATTTGTATTTCAGTAAATATCTGCTTTCGTATGTTTCGCAAGTCTGTGGCGGTTCTTCCATAACCCGATGCAATCAATTCACTAAATCCATCACCCCTTCTATTTTCTTGAACTTCCGGGTAAATATACAACCCATCAATTGCAGGTGCAGAACTACCGGGGAAATCATTGCCAACTTTTAAATCAGAACGATGTGTTGCAACGCTAGGTGTCGAGCATATAAATGTTTGATCAACGCGAACTAGGCCGCTGGGAAATGTTGAAACTGACCGAGCACCTTGCGGGATCAATTCACCTGCGTTTTTTTCATAAATGATTTGTGGCATATCAGTAACCTAATGCGGTTTGTGGAAGTTTTGGCTCGATCTTTCGGACAACAGATAAAATGTCTTGGATTAGCCCTGAGTAATCTGGCGGGTCTTTTGGTCTTTCACGATCGGGCATCGGTTGATCTTTTTTACCTTCGCCCCCGGGTTTCATTTCCTCTTTGTTTCTTTCTATGTCTTTTTCTTTTTTGCGTTTTTCCAGCTCCTCTTTGATTTCCTTGTCCAATTCGCGTTTTGTTTTTCTGAATGCATCAATTCCAAGTTCTTTCGCTAAATCCCTTGAGTTTTTGCCAATATCTGAATTTGTATCCTTTAAATCATTGTAAAGGTCTTTGATATCTTCGCGGATTTCATTGTTTTCCATATTTCTTTTTTGCCGCTCAGCACCAGAAAAATCCCCTTTGTTTAATGCTTCTTGAAATTTCTGCTCGATCTTTCCACCGGGGTCACGTGATTCTTCTTTTCTTTTGTCAGCAATGTCCGCCCCCATGCGCTGGGATAGACTTAATTGTTTTCCCATCTCGCTCGTAATATCTCGATGGGTTTGCAGGTTATTTTCCAACCTTTTATTTTGGTTTTCTGTCGCAAATGCAATTGCCTCTTGAAGGGTTTTCCCCTCTTTTAATGCGCTTGCGATATCTTGCTCAAATTTGAGCTTTTTCTGCAATGCTTTAACTTGCTCATCATCACCAATTGATTTTGCTTGTTTTATTTGTTCTTCAATGCCCTTGATGATTTCAAGCGTTTTAATATATGCCTCCTGATTAGCCTTTCGTTTTGTGTCGAAAGTTTCAGCAGCCAACCCGCTTTTTTGCGCTTCATTTGCTCTTGCTTTTTCCAATTCTAATCTTGATTTCTCAAGATTGATTTGAATTTCTGTGGTATCGATCAATTTTCCTGATGATGAAACAGCATTATCATAAGCCTTCTTCATCGGATCCATTGAATTTTTTATGTTATCACTTAATGATTGAAATCCAGCATTAGCAATTTGAAAATAGTTCTTAGCCCTCTCTTCATCAGATTTTGAAAGCAACGCCATTTCTTTTGCTGCTTCAAATTTTCCAATTGCATTTAGAAAATCAGAGATAACCGATCTTATTCCACTTGATATTTTATTGATAATTCCCATTACCAATGAATCCAAAATAATCGTAATTCCCGACCCTTCAATCATTGTCCCAATTGCAGCCATCAAGCCCCTGATGTTTGCGTAAATTGAATTGATCGAATCTGCGGCTTGCAGTTTAATGCTATCAAATGCGATTTTGAACGCCAAATTGAATTCACCTAATTGCAATGCATTGAGCGCATCAGAAAACCCACCCATTGCCTTTGATGCCCCTGTAATGACATCACCAAGTTTCATTCCCAATGCAGCGGCATCAAATCGGGATAATAGCGTTGTTGCCAATTCGATCGCTGGGGCAATTCGATCAAGGAACCCCGCAGCAAACTCCATGAACTTGCCCTTGATCACGGTTATATTGTCACCAATCGCATCAAATGCATCTTTGGATCGGGTCATTACATCAGGCAATGAGCCAAGTTGATTCTTTGCCGTTTCCAATTCACCTGATAAGTTCATCAAAACTGGCAGCAATGCGCCACCAGATTTGCCGAAAATCCCCATTGCCGCCGCTGATCTGTCTGCGGGATCCGGGATCGCTTTGATCCTATCGGCAAGGATTTGCATTTGCTCGATTGGTGCTTTCCCCTCGAGGTCAGTAAATTCCAATCCCAGCCTTGCCAATGCCTCGGTGTTTTTTTCGCTTCCATTTGCGGCATCAACCATGAATTTCTGCAACTTGTTGATTGCCGGGCCGACAGCATCCGCACTGCTTCCAGCGTTATCAAAAGCCCTCTGCAAAAGCATCAGGTTGCCGGCAGTTTCCCCTGTCCTAGTGGACAAATCAGCAAGCTTCCCGCCTAAATCGAGTGCCTGTGAAAACCCATCGAAAACTTTTGAAACCAATTCACCCGCGCCTTTTATTACGCCAAAACCGACTGCCAATCCGGCCCCGGCTTTGACCATGGAAGCGAATGAACTTGAAACGTTTTGTGATGTTTTCTTTACGTTATCATCAAGCGATTTTGTTGACTCATTGATCTTCTTTATGGTGCTGGTGTAACCAGCATCATTTGCGGAAATATCGACTTTAATTTTGTTACTCATGGAAATACATTCTTAAATGTCTCGTTAATTAAAGCCTCAGAGTCAAACGAGTTTGTCGCGTTTCGGTAAACCCTAGGAATCCCATTGCTGTAATGCTCAGCATCAATTATTTGCAGCCCTGCCGCAAATGGGATTTCTTCCATAATTTCAAAATAACCCCAACCAGTCAATGACGCTAAACGCCACACATAGGAAGCCAACCAATTGGGGCAAGCTAGTTTTTTGACTCTTGAGAATCCGTGCTTGGATTTACAGCACGTGAGATTGATGCCAAATAAACATTCATGCTTTCGGCCATGTGGTCGCTATATGTCTCAAGTTCGTTATGATGCTTTAGGTGTTCATCCATCCAATCATCAACGGCATTTGCGAAATCCTGCCTGTTGTGAACAACTGCGCGGATTACCTCTTTAGGCTCGGAGTGCAAAAACACATATGCAGCGGTCTTGTGCATTGAGTCACCAACATCATCGGAGAAAATCAAATTGCGTTGACACCAAGACAAGCTCACTGGTGTCATTGGGCGCAATACAAATTTGCCCTTTTTGGTTTTGCCATCAGCCATGCCTTGCTCGCGCAACGCTTCTTCGTCTGTCATTATTTCTAGCATATTATTTTTTGGTTAGATCATTGCGGCGATTGCCTTTTTTGTCGCCTCGGTTGCATTTTCAGAAATTGCAATTTTTTTGCCGTCTTTTTCGATTATAGCCATTCTGGGTGTGGCTTTAATATCAGCAATCAACTCATCACGATTGGATGCAAAACATCGCATGTAATTGACAACAGACCCGGGATCCTTCTTCATTAAAGCATCACCCCCTGTAGTCATTCCCTCGTAAATCACGTTGGCCTGAGTGCCTTCATCATTTATGGCATCAAACCAGTAAACGATTGATTCCTTGCCATCCCGGCGAATCATCCGAGTAAGAGCAACCTTCTTAAAACCCATGGTCAGCAAAGCGGTCGCTGCCTTTAGGTTGGTCGTGTGAAATAGTTTTTGTCCGTTCATATTTATTAACTGCCTATTTTCACCGGGCAGTTAACGGCGATCAGCAATTAAGCGGTCATCGTCGATGCGTATTGAGTCGCACTGACAGAAATTTTCTTGAATTCACCCTGCGCAATCGATTCGTTGACCGTATCAACAATGATCGTGCCGCCAGTCAGTCCATATCCATCGGTTTCGTTTGCCAAGGCAAGCGTTGCCGCGACATTATAAGTTGCGGATCCATTGATGAATCCATCAAGCGTAATGGATGCAGTGGTTCCGCTGTATGCGACAGCGACAACGTCATTCTCTGCGTCCCTTACCTCGGTTTTTACGGATTGGACATTTCGGGAGAAATTGGTCAGAATAATGTCGTTTTCATTAACGATTCCATATTCCAGATCAGATGCCGAACTTGATTTGTAAACTGTTGCTGCCATAATTATGAGTATTCAAACTGGCGGCAATGTCAAATTCACGGATCATGCTGCGGTTCTGGATCGAACCTTGAGCAAATTGCATCAGCGGTAAATCTTATTTCCAAAATGCTTTCATCCCATGCTTGAGTCGATCCTTGGTAAACCCAAGAATAGGTTCGCAATGTTTCGGCCCCGATTGATTTTATGTAACTGGTATCAACCAGCAAGGATTCGATTTGATCAATCCAATCATCAATTGTTTCCGGCTCCTCATCCCCGGCATGAAATCGCAATGAAATTTCCATGCCGATTTGCTCGACATGCTGGAGTGCTTCACTGTGCGCACTTGATGATGTGACATCCACGGCAATCACAGGTAAATCGATTGCGGCCCTGATTTTGGCATCAACAACGGAAATTGATTGATCGGGCTTATTGTTTTCAAGCGCAGTAATTACTGCCAATTTTAATCTCTGAGAAGTTGTCATGCGTTTGCTTTTTCGATGTGTTTTTGTATTATTTTTTCCAATCTTTTGAATCCATTTTTAAAGCCATATGCCATGGATTCAGCAATGGATCGTTCGCTTTGCATTTTATCTGTCATGTATGGTGTTGAATTTGTCATTTGAACTTTGTATGAAAGCCTTTTTCCAGAAAATTCATTAACACCATAACCTTTGTTATTGTGTCGATTGATCCATTGTGCAACACCAGATATTTTTGGCCCATTTAGATTGTTTCCACATTCAATCCATGCGCCTTTTGCGCGCCCTGCTTTTGCCATCTGTGATTCTTTGTAACGATCACGTTCCGATTTATCAATAAGCCCTTTCCAATAATTGCCTTTTTCTTTTCTGAATAATCTTTTGGGGACAACTCCATTTTTACGCGCACTATTGTGAGCATCCCGCATGTTATTGGTTTCCGGGTATGCGCCAAGATTTACGCCAAACCATGCGCGATCGACTTGATGGCCAATGCTTTCTTGGAATTTTTTGCCAATATCAGTATTCAGCCCATATGGCTGCACGGTAAAAGCCAACCTTCTTGCCGTTGATCTAGCGATATCATTTATTCCATCTTCAACTGATTTCCCGGTAACTTCAGAAAACTTCTTAATGGTTTCCTCCATCCGTTTTCTAGCGTCCTTATCAATTTCAATTTTAACCTTCACATAAAAGGTTAAAAGTCAAAAATCAGATGCGGTTTTTAGCGGGTGCTTGCGGAACCCAGCGCAAAACATTCCATGTGCGACCGATTCCGTATTTTGCGCGAGGATTTCGAACGACAACACCCTCGCCGCCTTGATCAACAATTTGATCAGCAATATCCAATGCGTGTTCTGTTCCATTGCACCGAATCTGCTTAACTATTCCGCAGTGATCTGGAAGAACCAATGAATTGATGAACGCATATCGTTTGCGAAATGGCGCATCCATCATGGGCGCATCGAAAATCTGGAAGGTTAATCCCTGCCAGTCATTTGCGATCATGCCTTGGATCGCATTAAAGTTGCGGCGACCCGCGAACAGCTCGCCATCCAAAGCGTGATCCGGCAAACCAGCAGTAAACCATGATGGAGCATTTAAAACATTGCCCTGCCGAGTGATAAAATTCTGACCATCCCACATAACCCTCCAACCGTCCAACTTCTCCGACATGAGCCAACCCTCACAGGGTTGGCCGCAGTAGTCGCGCAGGAGTTGGAATTGATCGGTCATGTTTATGGGGAAAAATTACCCCAAAATCCGACCAGTGAAAAGAATTATTTTGAATCATTTACACTTGCCAGCGTGAACGTCACCGCAACATTCCCAACCGCAACCTCTGCCACCCGGAATGCTTCACCATCGATCGTGCAACGTTTCTGGAGCATTTGAGTCGGATTTGCCACGTTTGCAGGTTGAGCCACCGCAGTTGCCTGCAAATTGCTCTCTAAGCCCCCTAGCGCGCCTTCAAATGACTTTCGGGCATCATTCCACACAACCGGGAATGTCTGCCCCGCACAGGTCATTTGTCGCGTCCCAATGGCCAAATCAGTTTCGGCATTGCCACCAAGCAGAAAATTATCAATGTCGCTCACAATTACGCCCGGGTGTCAATTGGTTCCGGCGCGGCAGTCGCTTCGGCTGAGTGCTGGTAAACATGCAGCACCCGGGGAATGTGGATTGAGGTTTCAGCCCTAAGCCTCGCTTGTTTTGACCAGATCAGATCCTCTCCGTAATTCGTCTCACCAAATTCGCACCCGATGACCCTCGACCTGCGCCACGCACAGACATGCCATGCGTCCCGCTTTGTCACGCCACCATTGAGAAATGCGTGGTCGCCCTGCCGCAGCCGAAACTCGACCGTGCTGATCTGGTCATTGTAGGTTGCTGCCTGTAAAAATGTGATGACATCCGCGCCGGAGATCGATGCCTTTAGGATGCTGGAAATGTAATCCGCCGTGATGTCGTCGTCATCGTCCACAAATGCGAAATATTCGCCTCGGGAAATATCCAGCAATGCCTGTCGCTTTGCCCCGATGCTCCGGGTGCGATTATCGCACAGCACCAGATGCTCGACTTGCCCGGGGTGTGCCGCTGCCTGAAGTTGGATTTTGTCCTGCAGTAATTGCAACTTCGCCTCTCGGCCCGGAATGGTTGGTGTTAAGATTGAGAGTTTCATTGGTTTTGTTTGGATTGCAGACGATGCAAGGTTTCTTTGCCGGACTCGTAATTTTGTTTCGCATTCGATCTCGCGTATGTCTCATCCATCTCACCAAGTCCAAATGCCGGGTGCATGTGAGTAAATGTGATGTCTTTGCCATCGATCACGACACCATCATCATATGCTTGATTGGTGAACCAATTGTCGGAATAGACAGAGAAAAATTCTGGGTGGAACATGTATCCCTGCTGCTTGTATCTTGCGCGATTAAGGATCGCCATGCAGAGCAGGTCATCATTTCTTGATCCGTCCGAAATTGATAACACCGCGGGTTCTTGGGTGTTGTTGAATTTATCAAGGATCAGTTTATCCCAATGAATCGGAGGATCCCAGTCATCCGAAAGTTGCACCAATATTTCACCCTGTGAGAATCGAGCTGCGGCATTCCATGCGCCCACCGGGCCGGCATCCCGATTGATTACATGTCGGCAGGTGAGAAATGGGCCGATCATCGGATCATCGTAATCGAGCGCATAAATATGTTCGATCGCGTCTGGATCCGCTGCCCGATCCAACCATTTCGCCCGAGCTGAGTATGCCTGAGCTGGTCTGCCCCGGGTTGCGTGCAAAAGGCTAATTTTTGCGCCATTACGAATGAAATGGTTTGCCTCAATTGCGTTCGCCTCATCGGCTCGGTGATTTGCTCTAAGTGCCATGCCGCGCACTTGAATGCCCTGCCAACCATAGAACTTCCTCCGGCTGTTCCACCACCATGCTGGTGGCTGCGACAACGACATCATGGTTTCAGACCAATCCAAAGCACTTTGGAAATTGTTTGCTTTTAGTGCCTCCATCGCCAGTTCAGCGTATGCCTCGCGTCGATTTGGACTGACCGCAATCGCTTGCAAATACAATTGCGCCCGAGTTGCCGCATCTGGAACCATTTGCCCCATCACTAAAAACGCTTCGTAGCGTTCAGGTTGCCCGGCATCTTTTGCCATTGCAAGTTTCTGCGCGGTTTCCATCGCATCATCTGTCATGCCTAATGCGCGTTCAGATTGCATGCGGTAAAATAGCAATGCACTTGTTTGCTCATCATCCGGGATTGACTTAAGGATCCGCAAGTTGCGTTCATCACTCGATGATTTCCGCTTTCCGATCGGCATATGCAGGATCGACACCTGATCGAATTTTGCCATTTTTGCGCCTTCCGGGAATTTTAGACATTCATGGATTCGGTTTTTCCACCGGGCCGCGCCTTTGCGCCAGACCCGCTCACGGTGCAATGTGATGCCATCATCCGGCACCTGATAGGGGATCAGCACACCTTGGATGTCGGCACCCAACCTCGGGATCATGTCGCGGATCTGCTGACACGCATCCTGCGAGATCACATCATCGGTATCGGCCCACATCAGCCAATCACCAGTAGCCAAATCGAGCGATTTATTCCGAGCTGAAGCGAAATCATCAACATGAGGAAAATCATGCTGGTTCAAATATTCATCGCAAATGCACCCTCGGCTTTTTGCGATCTCTAATGTCTTGTCAGGCACCTGATTTCCAATCGCCCGAACCACCACAATTTCATCGGCTACATGCTGGAAGTGATCCAGAAACCGACCAATGTATGTTTCAACATTCCCGACAATAACGCACAGAGATAATTTCATATTTATAGAAAAAAGCACCGGCCCACTATTGCAGGCCGGTGCTAGGTTGGGAATTAAGCAGGGATCGTGACCAGAGCAAGACCAAGGGTCAAGGCTGGGGTGAATCCGAACAAGCACTCAAAGTTGGCGAAATGCTTACCAGTCGCAGCATTGAAGTGGCGACGATAACCCATCGTGATGCCGTTGCTTGCAGACACTTGCTCGGCGGCGAGGTATTCGCCGGGGGCTTGTGGCTCAAGATAGCGCATTGCAATGGCAATAGCATCAGGGTGAACCGCGAAACCACCGAGCTTGGTCAGACCATTTGCTGGGAGGATGTTCGACTCATACATCGACATGCCGAGGAGTTTCGGGATCTGACCGTCACGGACTGCTTCAGCACCACCGTAGTTGAGTGCTTGAGCAACACCAGACGAGGTGAGCAGACCGGTGTAGACCTCGCTGTCCGAGATGAACGACAGGCGATCGGTCGGAACATTGCGCTGCACAAGTGCTTTGCGGAGTGCGCCGATTTGAGCGATCGTGTAGTTTGCACCAGCGGTCGTGAGAACAGCAGCACCAAAGTTGGCAACCGTGATTGCGCTCCAGATGTCGGTGAGGACGATACGAGCGAGGGCTTCGCCGGCTTGGATGGCGAGGTTGTCCATCACGGCAGCACTGCTGTTGGCGACTTGCACATCGGTAAGGTCGATCGAGGCGATGCGGTGTTTGTCCATCGACACGGTGGCGAATGTGATCGCGCCGCCGCCAGTTTCGTAGCTGTTGTTGAAGGTCGTTGCAGTGATTCCGCTGATGAGCGGAACAATAACAGCATCACCTTTGCGACGAGCCTCGTCAGAGAAGTCTTTGGTAAATGCGTTGAGCGGGGTGAGCTTCGCCACAAACGCCTGCATGGCGACTTGGGAGAAGATTTTATCGTTAAGGGCAATGGTAGCCATGGTAATTCAGTTGTTGTAGATTAGATTTTGTAGCGGTTATTGTCTGCGAGAATCTCGGCCTTGTGAGCAGCGAAATACTCGGCAGCGTCAGCAGGTGAGAGTTTTGCCATAACAGCAAGGTGACTCGGTGGAGACTCGTTGTTATCGGCAGCAAGAGCAACTGGCGATGGATGCCCGGTAGATGCAAGCAATTCGGATGCCTTGGCAGAAACCTTTTCTTCGGAAACCTCGGTGGCTTGTTCCAATTCCTTGATGGTTTCGGAGTCGGACTCTGTCTGCGCGGCAAGTTGAGCAACAGCAGATTGTGCGGCAGCCAGATCGTTTTGAAGTTGTGCGTTCACCTCAACCAGATTGGTCAATTCATCGACCTTCTGGGTGGCTTTTTCGAGTTCAGCCCGGAGGGTGTCATTTTCGAGGATTGCTGCTTCGATTTTTGCAGCTTCGTCATTGCCGGGGAATAATTTTGCAAGAATGCCAGTCATGCCATTAGTTGGTTTGTCAAATTCTTCTTCTTCCTTTCCATCCCTGATGACCAAATCGACAAATCCATTTGCTTTCGCCTCTTCCGCAGTCATCCAAGTCTCGGCATACATCATTTTGCGGATTTCTTTTTCATCACCACCAGTCCGTCCAGCATAGATGCCGGCAATCTCCGCGCTGATGCCTTCCAGCAAATCTGATTGTTTGCGCAATGACCTCGCGTCACCTGCCGCAATTGTCGATGCCTCGTGGATCATAATGCGGCTCCCTGCCGTCATTCGGCGGGTATCACCTGCCATCAGGATTACGCTGCCCATCGATGCAGCCAGTCCATTTACCGTGGTGGTAACATTGACGCCCCGGGCGGACATTTCGCGCAATGAGTTGAAAATCCGTTGACCCTCAAAAACGGATCCGCCCGGTGAATTGATTTCGACATCCACCGACTCAAGTGCGTTGTCGGCGGAACATACGACATCACCGATGCACATCTGAGCAGTCACTGCGGTTTGCCCATACATGCGATCGAGATCATCAATTAGTTTGTCGGCAGATTCCTTGTTAACCCCAGAATTAAGTTTAATTTTTCCGGTTCGGTTTTCAATTTCAATTTTCATCATCTGATTGTTTTAAAGTTTTAGAATTTTGCTCAATTTCATTTTGATTTGAATCTCCATTGGATCCGGGCATCTCATTTGCTGTAAGCATTGCCATTTCCCGATCATCTACATCCACACCATAAAGCGTTGATGCGTTTCTAGCTGCAAGTTTTCTTAATGCGACTTCCTGCGCCCTTTCCTGATAATGAGATTCAAGAGTTTTCCCACGCATTGACACAATATCACGCAAATTAGCAGCACCCATTTTCCACAATGCCTCCAGTTCCTTTGTGATTCTTCCATCATCAATTGTCAGTTTTGGGGGTGTTGAAAATTCCCAGTTATACCAATCTGCGGCAGCAGGCAAATCGCCACGCTTTTGAGCTTTGGCAATTGCATATCCAATGATTCGTTTTGCTGCATAGAAAAGCAAATCCTGCCGATCCTCAATCGAGCGTTGGGCCATTGCAATTTCGGTGCGTTGTGCTGTGCCACCCCCGGACGCATGACCATCATAAAACGCCATCGGCCAATTCAATCCGGCAAATGCCGACTTGAGCAGGCGATTGTGGAAATCTAAAAATGGATTGCCGGGGCGATTGTTAATCAGGGTTTCAATTTTCCCGCCAGAATTACTGCGGAAATATCGGACAGTCCCACCATCGAGACTTTCAACAGTCATGCCCTTGCTCGATTCAGTGTCACCGATCAATGCATTGTAAGGGTCATCATGATCCGGGCCGCCTGTGTCGTTGTATTCGACCAGTGAGATCGACGACATCTGAAGCATCGCCAACCTTTCCCATTCGGTCGATTGGATCATGTCCCGGCAGTCGTTAATGCAATGCGTCAACGCAGTCAGTCCGCGACTCTGATATTGCCACTCGGGATCGAACAAATGGATCACATTTTGCGCCGGCAGCCACTGATCAATTGCGCCTGTCTTGTCACAAAATGCGTATTCCTTTGCTTCACCACTTGGGTAATAAATGATGCCGTCTTGAAGCGTGCCGCCTCGGTATTGTTTGCCATCGCTAAATCCTTTTGGGGTTGCGATTCGGTGACTCGGAATGCCTTGGTATTGCGGGAATCCGGTCGCAGTTTCTGTCAGCAGGATGAAAATTTCACCATCAATGTCGATCGAGGTCGACCATCCAAATAAGTTGGTCTTGAAATCGTGCATTCCGCCCCGGGAATCACCGATCCGGTAAAACACATCAGTGAGGAAATTGGTTGCTGCAGCACCGAATACATCATCAGTTCCTTTATAAATTGGAACAAATGCGCGACCGACTGCATACATGCCTCGCTGATTGATCGCATTCTTGATTGGGCCGAAATTAAGGTAAATCCTCCGGGCATGTGATTGCAGCGTGACCCGGTCAACAGATGGGACAAGTTCGCCAATATCCTTTTTCTCCGTAGGTTCCCATGGACGATAACGGGTTTCCTGCGCTGCCCTTGCTGCTTTGTAACTGACTTGCCGTCCGAATTGATCGAGTATTGCCATGATTTCTGAAAATTAAAATCGACCAAGCGAACGCGATTGAGCGGGAACAAATCCATTTTGCAAATAATCCAAGGCCCATCGCAGGGCATTCTGGCGATCGGACTCATTCAGCCCGATCATCTTTTGCATGGTCACCGAATTTTTCGTTGCGCTTGTGATTGAATCCAAGCCGCCTTTTGTCAATGCCCCTGCGACTGACGAATCAAAGGCGGAACGTATTGATGCAATGCGCTGCGGGTTGCCCTGCGCGTAATAAAAAAGGTTTCTCGCAACTTCTTTCGGATTTGCCGCCATCTAATTAAGGGATGTGTCAAACATCAAATCCGGGGATTAGCTTTAACATTAGCGCAGCCACAATTTGCATAGCCTCGACATCCCATGCGTGATTGTTGTTTCGGGTGCGAACCCACCTGTAATCAACTTGCTTGGTTTTGCTGTTGGTAACCTCACGCTTCATTTCGGAATCAATCTGCTTCAAGAAATCCACAGATGCGTCATCCGGGATATCCCAAGATGCTGCCTTGCCGATCCGGTGGGCATGCAAGATGTCTTTGACCCGATCAGATGCCCAATGCGCGTAACGTGCCTTGCCCCCGCTGGATGCGGTCGCGTCTTGAAACCGGGTGAATGGTCTGTGGATAATGTCACCATTCTGCTTTTTATAGGCAAAAGACTTTTGCCCGGATCCATGCAATGCCGTCCAATTCATCCGCGCACATGCCGAATATACCTGATCGGTGTCATACTGAGCATCGACAAAAACGCATTGCGGGCGGATTGCGTATCGGATCGCTAAATCGTGGATGGAATCAAAAGTCTCCACCCGGCCAAACCATAATTGCATGCTTTGCCCATTTGTTTTCCATGCCCGGATTCCCGCCCAAAAATGGTCACGTTGTTTGTCTACCGTAAGGAATCGGTGCGCTTCATCCTCGATTTTTTGCCCGGCAGAATACTCCCCAGTTAGGTATCCATTGCCGACAAGTTCCGCCCGATTATCTGACAAATCTTCCTCCCACGCCTCAGCCAATCGTTTTTGGATGAACTGCCGGAGAGGATCAACATTGCCGACCTTTATTGCCGCCTTCGCCTCAAGCCAGAGCAGGACAATCTCCCACAATGGTTTCCGCCAGTTGCACAGGACATTGTAATGGAATCCAACATGCCCCGGCAGACCTGAGCCGCTTGCAACATATTTGCCGCTTTCAGCTAATGCCCGGCGAGGTTGCGGGGAATCTGGGCACTTCCAATCGCAATCTTGGTTCTGGCAGCGCAGCACCGCGGTCTGCGCCCGGCTCAACGCATCGAGCGACTCATCCTCAGAATAAACGACATTTGCCCATGCCCACGGTTGAACCGTTCCGCATTCCGGGCAATCAAAACAAAATTCGCGCCGATCGGTATTATGCCAAGCTTTGTCGAGGTCATCACCTTTGGATCCGGCTTGAGACAGGATGAAAAACTGCCGATTCCACCGATCATGCAATCTACCTCGAGCCTCATTGAGCATCCCGGGTCGATATTGCCACGCCTCATCACAAAACACCCTGCGCATCGACTTTGACTGCAAGCCGGAGAGGTTCGCGCCAGTCAGGAACAGGGACATTGACGGAAAAAGTATCTCCATTTTGCGTTTTTTGTGCCTGTCTTTTGGCAACAACGCAGCGGTTTCGGACGTGTTCTGGATCGCATAATCCATTCGGGTTTCTGCCCAATCCTTCAAATCATCATCAGTCTGACCCACCAGTAGTGTCGGGCCGGGATCCTCGCTAATTATGTAAGCCAACCCGGCTTCCATAAATGTTGTTTTGCCTGTCCCGATTGGGGCGAGATAAACAACCTCTTTCACATCAGGCGCGGACACAACATCGAGCGGCTCACGTTGCCATGGCGCATTCGCAACATGATATCGGGGAGTCAAACCATCCATGATCACCACGCGATCTGATGCCCATTCACTCGGTGATAGGTCAGATGGCGGACGAAAGTTGCGGAAAAATGCCAACTTAATCCGCTGCACTATCACCTGTGATTGGCGATTTAAGTCTTTCACCTTCGTCATAAATTATCTGGATCACTTGCGCCGACTTCTCGGCAATCGTGCGCTTCATTCCGGCAGCATCTAAACCCTCAAGCATTGGCGGCAAGTCTGCCTCCATCCGCTTAATTGCATTTCGGACAACTGACGCAATTGCATCCATGCCATCTTCAATGTGTGCCATGCTGCAATACCGATTCTGTTCGACCTCCAACGCATAGCCAGAACGCAGCGCATCGATCTGCACCTTGAGCGTCCGGGCATCATTGTATGTCCGGGCCGCCTTAACCTGCCGCACCAGTTCCTCCAATTCATGGGCATCACCAACTGTTTCCGACCGCTGAATGTTTTGTGCGCCATCAATTTTGTTTTTTTGCAGGAACGTGATGTAACCCTTAATCGATTTCCATAGGTCAAATTTGTTCCGCCCGGTTTTGAAAATGATTCCGTCCTTGCCTAGTTGACCAACTCGCGCAGAGGTCAGATCAAACAACCTGCATAATTGCTCGGTAGTCGCCTCGGTTGTTTTTGCAGGAGTCATGGTTTCGCTGCCTTCATCTCATCGAATGTCTTGCCGCTTGATTCGTGGATGGCTTTTTTGCCTGTGAAGTCCTGCCAGCGGTTGATGATCACATCGCAATACTTGGGATCGAGTTCCATTAGGCGAGCGTGGCGGTTCGTCTTCTCACAGGCTATTATGGTCGTACCGCTGCCGCCAAAAACATCCAAAATAACACCATTAGTTTTTCCTCCGTCAATAATTGAAAGAATAAGACTAACCGGCTTTGGGCATGTGTGCTTCCCCTGTAATTCCTTTTCTATTTCTGTTGTTTGCTCAAAAAAGTCGAAATTATATTTTTTATCTGGTTTTCCCCAAATGAAAAGAGGCTCAACTTTTCTAAAGTGAGAAATTGACCCGCCAGTCCTTTTGTTTTTACATATCCAATAAAAGCAATCCTTGGGATTGTATGAATACCAAAATGCGTTATATGCCCAACCTGTTGATATTACTATAAATTCTGATTTTTGCCTAATTACATGGAACCAATCACGACAAAAATCCATGTATTCGTCACCAGTTGTATCTTGATGAGAATTGTACTTAAATCCAATTCCATACGGCGGATCAGTGAAAACCATGTCAGCTTTGCCACCATCCATCAACTTCTCCACCGCATCGATGCTCGTCGAGTCACCGCACATCAGTCTGTGATTGCCTAATACCCAAACATCTCCCAGCACGGTCACAGGATCGGCTGGCGGCTCCGGCACTTCGTCGGGGTCGGTCAGCCCATCGGTAATCTCAGCCGGATTCAACGCAGCCTCAATCTCCCCGGCATCAAACCCAACCAGATCCAGATCGAAATCAGCCTCGCGCAGATCAGCCAATTCAAGTCCCAGCATTTCCTCATCCCAACCAGAATTCAACGCCAGTTTGTTATCGGCAATGATGTATGCGCGTTTCTGCGTTTCGGTCAAATGCCCCAGCCGGATGCACGGAACCTCAGTTAGGCCCAACTTCCGCGCTGCCATCACCCGGCCATGACCGGCGATGATGCCATCCTCGGAATCGATCAGCACAGGATTGGTAAAGCCGAATTCACGAATTGATGCAGCGACTTGCGCAACCTGCTGATCCGAATGCGTCCGGCTGTTGCGTGCGTAGGGGATCAGTTTTTCAATTGGTGTAATTTCAATTTTCATGAAAAGGTAAAACGGTTGTTTGATTTTGACTCATGCGGATTTATCGGGATGAGGCGGAACTCCGATCGGCATTCTAGCCCAAAAGA